ATATGTTTTTGAAGTTCATTTGAGTGATCGCTAAAGGTTAGCCCACCAAGTCTTCCACCTCTTGGTCTTTGCTTTGTTTTCTTATTGTAAATATATTCGTAGTTTGTAAAACTTTCAGCACGCTTAACATAGTCTGGCATATCTGCCTCAAATAACCTAAGTGCTTCTTCTTTGGTTATTGATCCCTTGCCTTTCATAAACTCATTGTAATTTTTATTGGGAAGGGCTTTCTTGAATGCAGCCCTACTTCTTTTGCTGCCGTCTAGTTTGTGTCCATGACCAACTGTTAGGTATTGCTCGGTTCGAGTTGCTTTTCTTGGTCCTGATATAAAGCCTTCCTCACCAATAATGAATTTTGCTACATCTGTTAATGGTGGTGCAGTTACTGCCGTTTGAGAAAGCATAACAGCAGCCGATCCCAAAGTACCAAGCGAACCTCCTGATGCAGTATTAGAACTTAGTGGTGTTGTTTTTTCCCCATCAAAAAAGCCACCACCACTGGATTCTTCGCTTGGTAAGTCATCCTCTCCTTGTTGTTCTTTTATTATTTCTATTACACTTTGAGGAAGATCTGCGGTTCGTTTTGTGGGATCTATTGGTTTAACTTCTTGCCTACCGTTAAATATTGGGGCTGTTTGATAAGTAAGCGCACCATAAAGTCCTCCCATACCAATAGCCACTCTTTCTAAATCTCTCACTTCTTTTGGCGTGCGAGGATTTACAATTGAATTAGCAACTGATCTTAAATCAATAAATGCCATAAGATCTCCAGAAAGCGGTAGTTCTTGATTACTTGTATTATTCCTTATGATAAACTCACCCTCATTGTTTCTTTGAAATCCATATGGATCCCTAAGTACTTCTACTAATCCCCATCCTCCCTGATCAAATGCTCTTCGTAGATCATTATCTTCCAAGTTGCCAGAATTGTATGTAAAATCTGGATATCTAGGATTGGCAAATGATGGTACTTCTTTGTTTGCCAAGTATGATGCTCCTCTCATGAAATCTATTAATGTAATATCTGAAAATGCAAGCGTCTGTATTGTGTCTTTGGTTTTGTCAGATAGTTGATTCCATGCTGCTCCAAAACCGGGAATTCCAGTTTTAATAAATTCTAATCTATTTTTTGAATATTGTTCAGGATTGAAGGAAAGATTTGGTCTAGAATTGAAAAACAATCCTGCTATTTGATGTCTATCATTTGCAAAAACATGTTTTCCATTTGAGCGTTGTAAAAGATTATTGGGGAAGTTCCATGATGGTCTTCCATTTTTATCTAAATATAGCGGCGGCACATTCAAAGATCTTGTTTGATCGAATCCACCTCTCATGTTTGTTGAGCGATAGGACCAATATGGACCCATTGGTCTTGTGACATTTGACAAAAGGAATTCATCTGCAATTTTTTCAAATCTATCGCTATAAGATAGACCTTGTTCTGTGGGTATATATCCTTGTTTGTTAGCAAATACCAAGAACCCCAATGTAAATGCAAAATTATCTGAACGTCCCGGTGGAGCCTCTGACGCAAAGGCATCAAAGTTATCCAATAAAATTTTCATCATCTCTAGTTGATCTTGATCAGACTCATTACTACCGAATTCCGCAAGTCTGCTTTGGTTTTCTGGATTACGATATGATTGCAATATTTTATTTAATGATATAACATTTGGATCATTTGCCCATAATGGTATTACTGTACCCGGAAGAATTGTATCTGATTCATTTAAAGACGATGCATTCCAAGCATCAGCAACTCCTTCTGGAACTCGAATAGTAATGTTGTGGTTTGCTCTTCTAAGTAAGTTCAGCATTCCTATTGTAGTATCTAAAAACAATTGTCCTTTGTTGTCATTATTGAGAACTATTTGCTCAGATCGCGGTGCCCTTGTATTTGTTATTGAAACAAGAAGACCTAGTGGTGTTTCTATGTCTAAGTTATCACGATCTTCTAGAGAATCCCTATATAGTCTTGCTGCCTCCGTTGCATTTAAATCATCTCCATTAGTCCTACTTTCAGGCATAGCATTGGTAAAATGTAAATCCCTTATGCTACCTAGATTTACTTTATCATCGCTTGCTATAGCAATGCGAGCTGTATAAATAAACGATAGCTCTCTAAGAATTCTTTTTTTATCTTCTGGAGAAACATTTTTTAATGCTCTTAATTCTTTAGCAAAATTCAAAGAAAATGCTAGTGATATGTTGTCAGTTTTTTCATTTGGGTTATTGAATATCCTTGTAAATCTATCTTGATATCTTACAGATGGGTCATATGTTAGGTCAACAATATTGGATGAAGCAGGACGACCAATCATGGTATCTGATAGATTGAGTTGAAATGCTGCATTATCTCTAAGAGATATTCCCTCATTGGCAACCATTTCTCCAACTCCAATAAATGCAGTTAGAAATGTAAGTGGAGTACCTATCATATCTGGTTCTTCTCCGAAATTCCTTTCAGCATCTGCTACAGAAATTAGGAAACTTTCCATTCTATTAATTTTATTCTCATCTACTGTGGGACCATAAATCAAATCATTGCTAAGGTATGCCCATGCTACGGCTCCCTTTTGAGTTAGTTGTCCTGTTTCCCTATTGAATAAATTAGGATCTTCCCACAAATTTCTTACATCTGTAATAGATGATTTATCAAAATTAAATAACTCTTCTGATGATATGGTTATACTGGGACTGACAAGCCCCCAACCAACCAATTGTTTTGTAAACATGTTTCCTGTTTGTGTTCTATACTCAATGTCTAAGGCTGTTTGATATAGTTTTGCGGCGGATGCTTCATTGTGACCTGATCGTAATAATTCCCCTAGCAAATCATCAAGGCTATCTGGATTTTCTTTATATCTTTTTAGAAAATCTAATGCTTCGTATCTCATCATGGGATCTTTAAGCGGATTTTCTGTGTTTATCCATCTATTTATTACATTTCTTGATGCTCCAGAATTTGCCTGCATGTTGTCAAACGCACTAAGCACTGCTCTGACTTTGGTTTGGATTGTAGAAGAAGAATCTCCCATAATTCCCAACACTTTTTGAGAAGGCAATTTCATTTGATTACCAAGTCCAAGTGTATTAACAATATCAGCATCGGATACACTCTGATCAAATGGGAATAATTCTCTTGTTATTCTAATAAGCGATGCATTGATTCTATCTGCTGCTTGGTCCACATTAGCAGAGGCTAATATATGAGTATCTCCAATTAGATTACTCAAAGTATTTTGATAAATGGTCTGATACTCTCTTGATTGGACTACTCTAGAAAGCATCTCATCTTTCTTTTTTTGCTGATAAGACATGCCTTCGTCTGTAAGGAAATAGATTCCATTTTCTTCGGTATAGAATCCTTCGTCTACCAAGTTTTCTATGCTTGTGCTAAAGTGCAACTCTGCTGCTCTAACTTGATTAGTAGATAAGGGCATTCCTCTATGTCCTAAGTTGTCATCCCAATATGCTGATGTCAGAGATGTTGTAAAAGGAAGTGGATCATATTCTTCTTGTGGTGGTTTTGTTAAAATGCTTCTCATTGCACCAAAAGCCTCCTCCAAAGGAACTCCCATAAACACATCCTTTGGTGGAATATAGTTTTGTGCTTCTGGATCAGCGACATACCCTTCTAATTCCATGGCTCTACCCAAACTTGCTGCGGCTTTTGCTTGCTCCAATCTTCTTTTTGTTTCTGTAGCAGCAGTTTTTACAATACTACCATTGGCTGAATTCATAAAAGCACGGATTTGACTTTCTCTTTCTTCAGGAGTTAAGTTTGGTACTAGTTGTAATGTATGATCTGCTATGGTTTGTATGAATCTGTTTAAATTGTTAGCCGTAGGATTGTCCATTATATTATCAATAATAGAACCACCTACAATCTCTCCATCTGAAAAACCAATGGCTTGGAAAAGTTGATTAGCGTTTGGCATATCGCCAACTAGTTCTAGAAAATTTGGAAAAATTGTGCTGATTTCTCCATTTGCTGTTGAGTTTACAAATTGAGGAAGAGCATCAACTATGGTTGACATAGAATCTCTAAATCCTTTAGTACTCTCTTCTAATAGATAAAGATGGGCACCCTTTGAATAAAAAGAATTGTTTTTAAATACTTCTAATTGAATGCTTTCCATTGCTGTAGATTTTGTGTCACGATAAGAATTTATTTGCGAAACCAAATCATTTATCTTTACATCAGACCTAAATGCTATATCCAATGCGGCAGGGTCTAATGGAAGATTATCTCTGTTAAACCTGTCTACTTCTTTTTTGTATTCAATAAAAAGTTCATTTAGTCTGCCATCAATATTTTGGTTTCTTTGTGCTAAGATTGCTGTTTTAAGCCTAGATGCTTCTGCTTTCCCGCCAGATGTAATAAGATTACCAAGCATTCTTTCTTGAATATCCAATTCTAGTTGAGACTTTCCTTCTGGTCTGTTAATAGGATATTCATTATTGTTGTAATTGTAGAAGGATTCTCCATTAAGTGAGGCTTGCTCGACCTTATTCAACTCTACTTGGTATGCATTGAGAGCATCCTGATCATGTCTTTGCTCTCGCCTTCTTTGTGCCTGCTCTAGTTGACCCGGTATCTGTGCCAGTCCCATTGCAGCATTTGCAATATTAGCCAGATTACCATACATGTATTCTTCTTGTGATTGACTAGGAAGACGACCGTAGATATCTCCAAGTTGGATTTGTCCTCCAACAACCTGCCCCTGTCCATAGTATTGTGGGGATGGTGTAACGACATCAGTATTAGGGGATACTGCCTCTGGTCGAATCATTCTTGGATCAATCATTTAAAGTCTCCTTAAGGTCTTGCTAGATAATATGGTGCAGGTGTTTGTCCGACTTGTGATGCTAATGTTTCCATGCCAGAAACATTAGCATACGCACTAAGACCTGACGCAAGACCACTTGCTGTTCCTGCAATAATATTCATTGCCCCATAGGATTCTCCTATTGGCTTTTGACTGGATAACTGTAGGTTGGGCATGATTAAATCAAAGCGTTGTTGATTCATCATATTCTCCATTTGTCTCTTGATATTGTTTTCTGTTTGTTTATAGTTTTTGTCTGACTGCATTGCTTGGTTTAGAAAGTTTGCACTTTGTGCTAGGCTCAATGCTTTTGCTGTACCTCCAGATATTTTGGACGCTGCCAGTTGATTGCCTAATGCACCTTTCATTTGTCTGTAGGTTTTGCTCATCTCCCCATCTGCAAATGATTTTTGGAGGCTAAGTGCTTTAAGTGAATCGCTTTCAAAAAGATATGCTGCTCGTTGAATGGCAGCATTTCGTTCCATTTGTTGCTGCTGGGCATAGGAAGCATTGAATAATTGCTTACCATTGTTGATAGCCTTCTGCATTTCTCCTTGGACCCAAGCCTGCTGTGCTTGCTGTTCTCTTCTCCTAGCAGCAGCATTACCTGTAATGCCTTGAAAAATACCGCTTACTATGCCAGCACCTAGTGCAATTGCTCCTAAATCCATATGTTACCTCCATCCCCATTGGTTACTTTTCTTTTGTTGCTTCTTGGCTGTCAGTTCGCGAATAGCCCCACTGTGGGGAATCCAGTCAGAAGCCCTGAAATCGCTAGCCCAACTAGCAACCATATTTTCCCATTCTTTTTGTTTATTATCTTGGATAAGTCTATCTGTGTTGTATTGCATCATGTCCTTGTAGAAATCCACCGCACTGGCAAGGGCATCAATGCGGTCATCGTGCTTGAGGCACCCACGTTCGTCTGTAAGGCGTGTGAGTTGGATCTGGTTCTTCTCATCCTTGGCTACCCTACGATCCCATACAAGGCGATGCTGGGCCATCACAGGCTCTAGGGTATCCAACATCCTTGCTTCCTTCCGCCCCGATACACGGAACTCCTCGATGCCTATACGCCCACAGTTCTCAATGAGGAATGGGGTAATGACTTTGGAAAAGAGACCATCACCAAAGTTGGACTCTACCCGTACCATTTTGATGCCATATTCCAAACATAATTTAGCAATTTTGTTTAGGACAGCATCATTGTATCCCCCTTCCCATCCAACAAGTTCATGGATATAGATCATCCCACCAGCCGTGGAAGCGATGCATACCGCAGTCTCATCTGCTCCACGACCAGAGGGATCTATGACCATGTGTCTATGTTGATAGTCCACATAGTTTGAGGATATGTGCATAGGTTCCATGATCATATCCCCACCCAATCCCCAACTAGGCATCTTCTTATTGGCGTTTTGACCCTGCCAGATGACTTTCTCTGGAGCCTTGTCAAACGGTACATCGAATACGATGAGATCGGACAGCTTCAACGGATACTTGTCTATATCTGACAGGGTAGTATCAAGCATGTATTGCAAGGCAAAAGCCTTGGGTCCAATCTTAGCCTTGCGTTCCATGAGCATTTCCGTATCAAAACGCTCAGGCTGGGTGGACTCGCCAGCAGCAAAACTAAGATCCCATATCCAATCAGCAACATCCTCGGATTCACCGGGAAGGCTTTGGTCAGGCATGAGAGCAGGATACTTGACCATTGGATATGATTGCTTGAGTACTGTGTATATTGATTCCGCAGAGTGCGGTGTCCCTAGGAACAGGACTCTTGATCCCTTGTTCCTGACGGACTCTAGTTCGGTTAGTTTGTGAAGAAGACGCTCTCTTGCTTCTACTGTTTGGGTATTGGTTGAGATCTCTACGTCATCACAGATGATGAGATCTGCGTGGAGTCCTGTGATCTGAGAGGTGGATCCTCTGGCAGTGCAGGATAGATCCTGTGTGAATGATGTTCTGATATTGTGATTGAAGCCAAGTGCCGAGTCCTTGGTATGCTCATCTGGAATCATGTGATTGCAGTATGGCACCATGTTCAAGATCTTTCTTGTTTGAGACACAAACTCAATGGCTTTCTGTTGGGTGGCAGACAACACCAATACAGTCTTGTTTGGGTTTGCCATCATGAACCATGAGGCAAACATGGCGGTGAGCGTGGACTTCCCTGTTCCACGCCCAGCCGCCAGAATGAAATCGTTTGGCCCATACTGAAGTTGTCTTGAGATTTCATATTGCATGGGGGTAGGCTCTCCAAGTCCTAGGTGCTTCATGCAAAAGAACACATGGTTCCTGAAATCATTAACGACTTCTTCAGTAGGTTTAATCAATATGTAGATTCCTTGATCTTGAAGGGTGCAGCCTCGGACATTGCCTTGGTTACTTCTTCAAGGGCTTGGCTTGGGATGCCATCTGCCGACTCTCTATTGTCATTGATGATGCCACGGATGACAGTATACAGCCCCGGAGTACACTTGTCAGGATCCTTGAGATCCCGAACAAGTGAATCCAGTAGCATCTCATTTAAGATCTGTACTTTACTCTTCATCGAATAAGACTTCTAATCTTAGAGATGGGAAATACACATCCTGCGATGTATCCGGCTAGGCACATCAGCCCAGCAAACCACAAACTTCCTAGGAATGCTTCCATTGTTTTTTCTCCTTTTTGTATGCAGCATCAAAGTCCTTGTCTGTTGCTCTGAGAACAGCCACGGCTTCTCTGATGCTTGTTCTGGAAGTATCGTCCTCTGCCTCAATCATCAACTTTGCAGTTTCTTTCTTCCCTTCGGGAATCATTGAGGCAAACAATCTCATAAACGCTCTAATTGGTTTTCCCAATCCAAGGTACCATAGGATGACGAAGGCTCCTATGATTCCTAATGACAACAATCCGTATTCCAGTATTGGTGCCCACCATGGAACTGTGTCATCAATCTCTGGTAACAGTTCCACGGTGTTATACATAATATCAATAATATCTTGTTGTTCTTTTGCTCCATGTTTTGCTTCATCACTGATGAGCAGAACATCCATATGCTCGGTTTTACGGACCTCTTCCTCAATAGTTTGGAATCGCTCTTTGCTTGACTGTGCTACTCTAGAAACCTCTACAACATTCTTTCCTATTTGTTTGGAAGGGGAACACCCATTAATTAGAACGATCAAGACGATCCATGCGTACTCTAAGCGCATCTATTCTCTCCTTTAAAGCAGCATCTGTTGCAACAAATTCAATCTGCGATTTAGTCAACTCTTCTACAATTTCTTTTAAATCTTCTAGTTGACCTGTGTTGTAGACTTGATTTGCCTGATACTCACCTACTCTTACAAATACTCCAGCCAAACCTATAGCAATAATTACTATCTGAAGCAATTGTAAAACAGTTGATAAGTCTGGGTGCTTTCCTTCCATTGTATCTCTCCTTTAGATTTCGTACACCAATTCTGGTGCATTGTCTTTTGTTTTTTGAATGGTAATTTCTTTGATGTCATCCATATATTGAATCATTCTTTCACATACGGCTTGTCTCAAAGTTTGTTCATCTGCGGCACTATTCCAATCTGGGGCAACTCCATTAAAGAAATCCTGAGTATATGCTTCTCTATATCTGTTAACTCTATATCCCATAAGTTGCTCATCAGCAGGCAAGACTGTATAATCTAAAGGATATGTTGCCAAATCGAATACACTTGGAATCCAAAAAGTGTGCCCAGTCCATAAAAGAAAGTTATTTGAAGCACCATTTTCTAATGCTGGATGAATTGTTTCATCTCTTGTTTCATCATTGTCTATAAATATTGGAAGATATCCACTTTCTATAACATCATTTGCATACTGATACATTGGACACATATTGGCAACTATTGGCTTATCTTGATTCCTTGTTACATTGTGTCTTTTGCCTGCCTCTATTGAATAATGCACCCATCTTTTATTTTGTTCTGATCTTTCTGGATACACATATCTATCCATAATTTGAGGACAAATAAAATCTTGTTCATCAATAAGGGGGCCATAGGCATTGACATATCCATCTAATCTTTGATTGATGAGATCGTAGCGATTGTCTTGCTCTAGTCCTAACCAAGTATTGCTAAAGATAAAGAATCTAACATTTGGCACAACATAAAAAGCCCATTTAATTTGTGGGAATTGAGCCTTAACTTTTTGGATTAAGTCAATCATTTCTGTTAGGGCTTGATAGTAGTTGTCAGTAGGCGGTCCTGTTACGCCTTCTGCTAACCAAGAACTGTAGGGTGTTTCAAAATCAAGAATACCATACTCTATATCACTTAACCAAGAAATATTGCTGATGTGATTAAGAACATTTGTATCATTTATAGTTCCGGTATTGTTTGGATCTCCCGCTGATGGTGGAACAAATGCCCATCTCTTGTGTCCCTTAGCAAATGCTTGTGCATTATAAGTGCCGCCCGTTGGCTCTGGAAGATTGTCATAATGTATGGTTGTTGCTTGAGCATATGAATTATTCCTAATCCAAATCTTATCAATTTTTTTAAGTTGTCCTTCTTCTCTAATCCATACATCACTTATTTCTAAGGCTGCTCCTGTGTTGTCTCTAATCCACAGTTTTCCATTATGATTACTCATTGTTGGGCTTTCCTAAATATGATCTGACCTTCTGGTCCAGAGGCTGCTGGTTGATCTTTTACCTCGATTACTACAAAGTAAGGAACGGCTGTTCCATAGGTGTGATCGCTTGATGTTGTCATTCTTAACGGCTTACTCACTACTGGGTTGGCTCTTTCTACTGCCCCAATCTCATAAGAGTTTAATCCGTCTCCACCTAAACCACTGCCCGGTGCAGCAGTTGTTCTTGTTGTTGTGTGATGTCTTGTAACATGAGTTGGTAAATCATCAGCAGTGGCTGCTGTGATGCTGTCAATAAACCCATCAGCATTTGTTGAGAGTTTGTAAATATCAGATGCTTGGCTTGCTGTCAGTGCAACATCAACTTTACGAACAACATTTGTATTTCCTGCTGGTGCTGTTACTACAGTTGCATTAGTAAGCACAGCCGATGGAGAAGTTACTGATGTTGTAAAACTTCCTGTTGCAGATGTTATGCTTGTTGCTGTTACTGTATTAAGACCGGATGTACCTGAAACTGCAATGCCATTACTAAATGTTGCAAGCCCACTAAATGTAGATGTGGTGCTTACTGCAAGTGTTGTTAATGCTAAAGACGCTGTTGTTAACGTACCAGATACATCAAGATCAACAGACCAAACCTTTTTTACCCTACTTGAAGTGGATCCAATGTTATATAGATCATTTGTTCCGGGTGATATATTACCATTGAAGGTTAAGTCATTGATAATGGATCCAGTCTCTTTGATATCTGTTGATCCTGCTTGAAACCTATCACTCAATATCTTGTCTGGGTATATTTCTGTATTATCAGATGTTGAGCTAATTGTTATTTTTGAGTTTGTATTTGAGTTACTAGAAACTACAATTGATTGAAGACTTGATGCACTAAAACTTCCAATTGTTAAACTAGATGGCGTCCATGTTGAATTGTTATCACTTGAACTTAGGCTTGTTATATAGGTGCCATTTGTTTTGGCAATAAAATCATTTGAAAAATCAGCCGAGGTACAGTTACATCCACCAGTTTGATCGCTGGAGATAATCTCAATAATATCATAATTCTGTGGCATGGTATCTCCTTATACTATTGGTAGTTTACTTGCTCTGGCTGGGGTTACAACTAGTGTTGTTGCGT